ATGCAATACTGGAAAAAAAATGCTCACAAAGGCGTCTTCCCCACACGCAAAATTTACCATGATGCCAAAGAAGATAGAGATGTCATCGTGAATGGCTTGATTGCTATCTACCGTCTTTTCAAGATCTGGGAAAAGAAAGAAATGAAAACAAACATTCAAGTGCAAAAGGCCAAGCAACATTTTGATATGCTGCAATCATTCTCCAAGACATACCCTAAATTCATCTCTTCTTCTCAGCGTGTCATCAAGTCCTTTAGCAACATCCAGCGCTTGGAATTCGAAGAACCCTCGGTGGCTTCCTATAATGACTTTGTACTGGTTTTCTCCATCATCCTCGAAAAACTCCTACATCACAACATTGCGCCTAATGTGTGACCAAAAAGGATGCCAAAAAGATGGTGTGGGATGCAGAATACGTCAAAGCCTCAAACAGCGATACAGTCACCCTTACAGTCCTTTTCAGATTCCATGTGGGACAGGGGTCTCGCATGTAAACTTCAAATTTCCGTAAGTACAATGTTTGCGTCACGCAAAACATGATGCATCATCTGCTTCAAGACGATGGCGTTCAGGGTTACATAAACGGTCGTTTGTAGTCCCCACAAGGTCATCTTTTTCAGCCATTCACAACCATATAAACTCCTCTTCATCATGGGTTGTGGTGCTGGCACTTTATCCTCATCATCCCCTTCAAAGTCCTCGGCCGAAGAGCAATACCCATCATCATCATCCTCACCCAATGCTTCCCTCGCAAGTTTCAATAAAAACATAATTGTGTTCACTTGTTCATCCTTTGACTTTTTCGTCTTGAGTATATATTTCGTGATATCATATGACTTTTCACACATCGTCTCTAATTTGTCATTCTCCAAACCAATCTTATGACGGTTTTGGATGATAAAACGCAGTAAATCATAGCATTCCTGGCGAAACCTTGGCTTATATCCGTCTACACCTTTCGTCTCGGGAGTCGCCTCCTTGATACGAGCAAATAGCTGGTACATGCGCATGGGAGTCTCACACATTATGGCGGTTGTTATTGGCTTGCTTTGATTACGATGACAAAAATCCTATTTGTTCTTTTCGAAATTCATGTTTCAAATTTTCGGATTTTTTCCATGTACCAGGAAATTTCCTGGAATAAATAGTGAAATTTGAAGTCTGTCTTGTATGGCTCCCCCAAAAAAATAAAAAAAAGCAAGTATGGCGAAACATATTCCTTATGATTTGCAGAATACAGCAGTCATCCAGTACGTCAATATGTTTTTGGAAAATGATGGGCAATCTCTATACATCTCTAGACCCCTCGATCGTATGGGAACACGTGAAAAAATGCAGGTGCTCGATCAAGTTTACCGCCTTATGACCATGCCTACCCAAGAAGAACTCGATTTCCTTTTGCAAATAGAACAAGATCCTCTCGTGCGTCGCCGTATAAAAAAAATGAAGAATGATTGGTCTCGCGAATACGCTATTCATCATAAAAAAAATAACCCATTTTTGGATTGGTTGGAAAATAATGGTTTCGCTCTCTGATTATTCCTTTTTCCTAAACAAATCAATCGTGTGACAACATCCTATACCTTTCAGCTTCTTTTCGCATATCTCGAATTCCATATCATTCTCCTTGAGAAATGCATGTATACAACTCTTTTCGCTTTGACAAATAAATTCAAATACATCTCTGCACACCTACGTTGCAGCCTGCTACAGATGTTCATCGCGTCACCCACTATAGAAAATTTTGGACGATTATGCCCGATGAATCCCGATACAACATTACCTGTGTGAATACCGACTCGTATCCTGGCTTTTGTGCTTTTTATATCATCTAAATGTACAGTCCCTTGTTTTTTTGAAACAAGGACAAAAGAAAACGATAGCATTTGGATGAACGGTCGGTAGGATGAAAATAGATCAGTATGTTGTACATAGACGCATATGTTTTGTTTTCATACAAAAATATAGGAAATGCCTTGACCTGTTTGATTTCCGAAATTTTCACAAAATTCTTTTCACTTTTGTCAAAATCAGGGTATGCATCACTTTGCATTTTCTCTTTTATATTCATGAAAACTTTTTGTTGCACCTAAAGAAGAAAATGCACATGCATATACCTACCATTGTCATTCAACCTTTACATAAAATGCACATGCACATGCATATACCTACCATTGTCATTCAACATTCACATTACTCCTCATCACTTGCATAAGACTCGTCCGCACGAACCCACTTCTTGCCATTCTTGTCCACCTCGTCATCACTCTCATCTCTATCACTTTCGCAAAGCTCATTAGTACGAACCCACTTCTTGCCATTGTCCACATCATCACTCTCATCTTGTTCCTCTATCTCTTCCTCATCAGACACTACCGCCTTCTTACCCTTTCCCTTTTTGCTCTTGGGTGCTGGTGCTGGCTCAGCCTCTTCCTCATCAGACACTACTGCCTTCTTTCCCTTGCTCTTACCCTTGGGTGCTGGCTCGGCTACAGCCTCTTCCTCATCAGACACTACTGCCTTCTTTCCCTTCTTGCTCTTGCCCTTGGGTGCTGGCTCGGCTACAGCCTCTTCTTCTGATGCCTCAACTTCGAGACTCTTCTTACCCTTTCCCTTGCCCTTCTTGCTCTTGCCCTTGGGTGCTGGCTCGGCTACAGCCTCTTCTTCTGATGCCTCAACCTCATCACTCTTCTTACCCTTACCCTTTCCCTTGTTGCTCTTCTTAGGCTTATCTTGTCGCTCATCATCGGATCCAGCGGCCATGGACGCATACTTTGCCTTTTCATCATCACTCGCATTCTTCCACAAACTACATGCCTTTTTCAGACGTGCGGCAGAGCTCAACTCGGGCTCGTCTGCTTTAATCTTCATCACATACTCAGACACAAACTTGTTATACGCATTCGGCTTGCGCTCTTCCTTGGGCTTTTGAGCACCTGTTCCCTTGGCATTGCGCTTGCCTGTAGAAACCATCTCTAGAATACCTCGAACACGATCTATCTGATCATTGTCCATAGCATACAGGGCCTCCTGTGCCAGCAGCTGCATATCCTTCTTGATGAGAGATGGCATTATCTCTGAGAATTTCAAATGGAAATGGGGTGGTAAATGGCTTTTGTTCCAATGTTGTATGTGTTGAATATATGTGAAAAATCCCCATTCACTCTTTCAATTTTTTGGATTTTTCCTATCGAATTTTTGTGATTTTTCATATTTTTAAAATTTTTATAATCGTGTCGATTTTCCCTACATATGTCTCCATATTATGCGGTGCAAACGGATGTATACATTGCCATCTGGATATCATATCCAGTGGACGCATGAACCATGGTATATCATATCGCGTACGTTTCATTTCACACGAATCATTCTCCAAGCAAAGTCCCGTATCACCCACATGACAAAATCGAAATGACATCGGTATGAAACATACAGGATCATGCTCGTGATACACCCGCCAATGATCTTGCCCTCTTATTAGTTTTTTCATATGCTTCGAAAATGCCCTGTTTCCGACGCGAGGTGCGCCAAAGGTGTGACATGAAACTTTTATTCCCGGTCCCAATATATGGGCAAAGTGGGCACTCGCTATGGTGGCAAGCGCGCCTCCCAGACTATGTCCGCAAAAAATAACGTGATCGAATAGCCCTTTGTGCTCCTCGAGAAAAAGTTTCACGTCATCTTTCACCACCAGAAATTGTTCTTGAAATCCACGATGTACACAAACGCCTCTCCCATGTTCCTTGATATTCCATGTCCGTACATCTAAATTCGCCAACATATCTCTTTTGGAATCGGTGCCACGAAAAAAGACATACACTCTCTTTTCTTCGGCATTCCACCATACAAACGCCTGCGTGTCATGAAAAAAGGTGTCTCTATCCCTATCATCTTTGACACGAGATGCATCGAAATATAATAATTTACCCTGCTGACCCAGTTCCGAAAATACGTTGAACTCATCATCGTGTGGATTCAAATAAGCTATATTTGATAATCGAGCCGTCAAGAGAATATCTTTCAGAGGTATCATGTTTTTATTTAGCGCACATTTCATTTTCTTTCCCCGCTGGTTTTTTGATCCTCAAAGGAAAAATCTGAAATGTTTTTTTGTTCTGGATGAAAAATGAGTATGACCATGAAGAAGCGACTTATACGTATGGACAAGCTCAATAAAAAAATAAAAAAAAGATACGGTCAAAAAACCCTGCATACAATGCCATGCAAGAAAACAAGCCGAAAGAATTCGGATATGCTTTGGACGATTTTGTCATAGGTGATGATATCGATCCATTCACGTGGGATAAAATTCCGCCCATCAAGAAAAAAGTCGATAAACAAAAAGGATTTTACGTGCGCGGTGACATGTCTGACAAGTTGCTTATACCCAAGCAATAGCTCTCATATTGGTTTGCATTGCGTTGCCTCTGAGTAAGCTCTGGTTGTAGCCGGTTTCCGTGGTCGTGTATCGTCATATATCATCGGTGTATTTTGTACAAAAATTTCGCTAGACTTTCACTACGACTCATTATTTTTATAGACGATAAGCTGAATTTGTTTATGTTGGTATGGCCAGTATACGAGACATATCACCATGTTGTATATTATATTTATTTTTCGATTATAGACCTTTCGTCTCAAATGGCTGGATTCCAGCATGACACTATTTGCATTTTGAAAAATATCAATCTCAAAGACTTCAGCACATCTCTCATGACACTTGTCTCAAAGAGCTGGAAACCAAAAACGACACAACATACGACTATTGTATTCTCTATTCTTCTTTAGCTTTGAATATCACCCGTCTCACTGGTCGTGTTGTCACGCCCTATCGTCTCAAAGAGCTGGAATCCATGATGACACTATTTGCATTTTGAGATTTATACACTCTTGGATATCTCAGAATATATATCTTGTCTAGTATCCCAAAGAGATGGAAACCAAAATGACACTATTTGCATTTTGAAAAATATAAATTTCAAAGACTTCAGCACATCTCTCATGACACTTGTCTCAAAGAGTTGGAAACCAAAATGACACTATTTGCATTTTGAGAATTATAAATTTCCGAGACTTCAGCATGTATCTCTCGTGTCAAGAAAGCCCATCGAGATTAGTTTTTATGAAAAAGGCAAAGTATGTGAGTCTAAATGCCTCATCTTCAATTCCCACGACCAGCCCAGAAATGATGAGATTTGTGCTTTTACATTTTTCTTCAGCCAGCACGCGGTATTGAGAGTATTTTCTTTGTGATATATCACTAATATTCTCATTCTCGTCAATCCTGTACACACTAAGACATTGAATACCTCCAAGACTTCAGCATATCCCTTTCTTGTCTCTTGTCTCAAACAGCTGGAAACCAAAAACGATACTCACTGGTCGTATGATCATGTATTTTATCCCCATACCATTACATATCTCTACCACTTCAAAAGCTGACACTTTGTAAGAAATTATTCTTTTTCTCGTCAATCTTGATCACATCTCGTCAAAATAAGACTCATAATCATTATATCCCGTCTCACTGGTCGTGTGAATGCCATCGTAATCGACACTCGCTTCAATCCACCCAGATACGATGTGAGATATTCGTAAAACCTCCTCGCTTTCCATGTGTACTACAATTTCATTCTCCATTTACTTTTGAATATCCCCCGTCTCACTAGTCGTGTGTGTGCCCCCAAAAATGCGCCTTTTTATACATCCCATGATCATATCCACTACCCACTGAAAGCCATCAGACAGTTCCTCTTACGCCAGCTCTCGCTAGACTTTATCAAAATATCGTTTCGCCACTAAATTCCTACGACTTCCAAAACAGATAATATCATATTACCACCATCATACATCTCCATCTTTTTGTGCCCTTACAATAAACAAAAAACAATACATCATGCCTTCTCAAAAAAATAGCCGCAATTCTCCCTCCCAAAGCGCTTCCTCTCTCCCTCCCGGGACTCAAATGCCGGGCAATGACGGCCAATCTTACCAAGTCGTCCTTTACGGCCCACATCAGAAACACCGTTGGGTCAAGGTCCCCTTCACTTATCCCCTCTCTATCGTCTTCAACGGTGCAATCCCTTATAAGGTCCGTTTGACTTCTTTATCCGGTAAAGGTACCGCTCATGTATACGTTTATCAAGATCATCCTCCTCCTCCCCACAATGTGTCTAATAATACCCCATTCACAGATCAGGTATCCGACCAGGATTTCAAGCTTTGGAAAACAATCCCCTACCATGACGTCTTTATAGGTACAGACCCAGAAGAACCCCCTATACAAGCTCAATTACAATCCCAACAACAAAAATATCAAGATACCGGATTCTTCTCCAAAATTGCCAACTTTTTTAGACCTTCGGCTCCTTGGTGGTACGGTGGAAATTCCGTCCTCTTGAAATCAAAAAAAGATAAATACATCTTCATCGGCGATTCTATCTTCTCCTTTTCCACTCCTTCTCGCGATCAAATCATCTCTTTTTCTTCTCCCATGGGCAACAGCGCCGTACCTTACCCTTTCGCCGTGGGACACAAATATACCTATCTCTTCCTCGAACATATTTACGTCCCTAATTCTACACTCCGTAATTTCAACCCCCTCCTCCAAGACCCCTACAATTGGTTCTATCAACACACTTCAAACCTTACCTCACAAAATGTACAGAATATGCAAAATCACCAAAAATGGCAGTCCGAATATTCTCGCAATCATCAACTTCCTCAATTCAAATTACTCCATGAAACTAAATTTTGATCCCATTCATATACCTCATTATCATGCCATAATCCCCTCACGTATCTCCCCATATACCGCATACGCCGTCAGTACCATGAATGCCGTCGGTAAAAAAATCATACCTGATCTCTTCTTTTCTCATCATAAATATTATAAATTCCCACATGTTTTTATGTTTTCCTTGTTGTTCACTCCCTTCTTCCCCTCTAGTTCCTCCTCTCTCTCTATCCCCTTTTCTTCCTCATTATCTACTTCTCATCCCCCCTTCCACTCCAGGATTAGATCATGGACGTGTCACAATAATACATATAGCCGAAGATGTAAACGGTACAGTTCGGAGCTACAAACTTTCACGATCTCATTATTATCGTAATTCAGGAATCATGAGGTCTCGAAGACTCACAGAGACTTGGATTTGAAAAAACAAAGAATACAAAAGGGCATCTCAGAGCTAAGTGATCATAGTCTCAAAACTATGATGGAAGAAAAAATATGTGGTTCTATCGATGTATACAAGAGATATTGGGATGTCTTTTGGGAAGAAAGATTGAAGATGCGATG